CAAATTGGCATTGATCCAAACTTGTACGAGGTGCGTACAATATTTGATGACATCCAGTTAGTCGTGGGCGCGCAAGAAGCGCAATTTGGCGGATTATCAAAGGCGACTGCAACTGAGACATCGATTGCCGAAAGCGCAAGAATGTCATCACTAGGCGCAAACGTTGACGAACTAGACAGCTTCATGTCCGAAATTACACGGTCAGCTGGTCAAGTGTTGTTGGCGAACTTATCAACTGATGAAGTTAAAAAGATTGTTGGGCCAGGTGCTGTATGGCCTGAAATGACCCGCGATCAAATAATGGAAGAAGTTTTCCTAGAGATCGAGGCAGGGTCTACAGGCAAGCCAAACCGAGCAGCAGAACTGGCAAACATCGAACGGATTATGCCGTTCTTGCTGCAAATTCCAGGCATTGATCCGAAATGGCTGGCGAAAGAATTGCTGAAACGTCTGGATGACAAGCTAGAACTGGATTCCGCGTTCGCAGACAAGATTCCAAGCATTGTTGCTATGAACCAAGGGCAACAGCAAGGAACTGGTGATCCCGCATTGCAGGGAGCGCCAGGAGGGGGTGCAGATAATGCACCAAGGCAGCTTCCATCGGGCGGGGGAGGCCCAGCGCCGATGGGAAATAACCAGTAAAGTTTTTGCTGTTTGTTGAAAGTTACGGTCAACAACGGTAAAATAAAAGGAGAAAGGACGCTAATATGGTTGATGAAACCGAGGTCGAGGAGCCGTCCACCGAGGCCGCAGTAATCGAGGACGAAAGCGCGGAGTCGTCCACCGCAGAAAGCGAAACCGAGGAGGATTTGCTGAGTGTCATCCAAGACGCGATGCAACCCGACGAGGAACCAGGGTCGCAACCTGTAGGCGATGAGGAAGAAGAAACGGATCAAATAGCAGCTGAGACTGCATCTGACGACACCGATTACGTCGATCCAGATGAAGACTTATCTGACGTACCGTTCAATAGTCATCCTCGTTTTAGGAAGTTGTTAGAGGAGCGGAACGCATACAAAGAAAACGCTGAAAAGTTTGATGTGATGCAGAATTACCTGACAGACAATGGCTTGTCTGGTGATGAAGCGGCAAAAGGCTTGGAGATCATGGCACTAATGAAGTCTGATCCAATGGCTGCATTAACAGCGTTGAAACCGTATGTAGCGAATTTATCTGAAGCGGCAGGGGTAATCTTGCCACAGGATATTCAATCCCGCGTCAATGACGGCTACTTAGACGAAGGTGCTGGACGAGAGTTAGCAGCCGCTAGAGCAGAAGCCGCAAGGCAGCGCGCTCGAAACGATCAGATGACGCAAGCGCAAAACCAAGCAAGGGCGCGTGAGCATATCAATGATCTGGCAGAAACTGTGACCGCATGGGAGCAGCGAACCAAGCAAAGTGATCCTGACTTCGAACTCAAGCAAGACGAAATTGATGACCGTATTCGTGTCATGGTGAACGAGCGAGGACGCCCCCAAAACCGACAAGATGCTATCAGCATGGTCAAAGAGGCGTATGAGCAAGTGAACACGCGATTTAAGCAACGATTTGCAGATCGCAGACCGATACGAACGGCATCTGGTGGCAAACTTGGAGGAAGCCCAGCGCCAGAACCCCAATCGCTACAAGAGGCGATTGCTAACGCACTGGGTAACTCGTAATACGTTAGGAGCGTACAATGGCTTTTACACAAGCTGAATTGGACAACATCGCTAACGCTGCCCTCGATTACTACATCGACAAAGGCAACGTTTATGCGCAGTCCCTACAAGACAAGCCGCTTTTGAAAGCGATGGATAGTGCGGCTAAAACTTTCCCTGGTGGTAAGGGTGAGTTGAGTGTTGCTGTCAAAGGCACATACACAACATCTGTTTCTGGTTATACGCATAACGACACAGTGACTTATGCAAACCCAGCAAACATCAAACGCGCAAACTATGCGTGGAAAGAACACCATGCTGGTATTTCTCTAACACTGACCGAACTTAAAAAGGACGGCATCAGCGTTACAGATAGCACAACATCAGCTGGTACATCTAACCACTCTGGTCGCGATCAGACTGTTCTTGTGAACTTGTTCCAAGACAAGCTGGACGACATGATGGAAGGTTACAGCCGTGGCATGAACGACTTCTTGTTCGGTGACGGTACAGCAGACGCAAACGCGATTGCTGGTATTCAGTCTATCATTCTTGACGATCCAACAACTGGTACTGTTGGAGGATTGTCTGTTGCGACAAACACATGGTGGCGCAACCGCGCGAACGTTGCAATCTCAACAACTGCATCTGGTCAAGAACTGATTGAAACCATTCACTCAGAAATGCGCCAGCTGAAGCGTTACGGCGGCAAGCCAACCGTGGCAGTTTGTGGTTCAGCGTTCCTAGATCGTCTAGCAGACGAACTACGTCGCAACGGCAACTACTCACAGACAGGCTTTGCGCGCGGTCAAAACATCGCAATGGGCGAGATCAGCTACAACGGACTAACGTTCCAGTACGATCCAACTTTGGACGATTTATCAATCGCAACCAAAGACCCAAGCAAGCGCTGCTACATCATCGATCCATCAAAACTGTGCATGTACTACATGGACGGGGAGAAGATGAAGCGTCACAGCCCAGCGCGTCCAGCCGATCAGTACGTCATGTACCGTGCGGTTACAACAACAGCGGCATTGTCAGCAACACAGCTGAACTGCCACGGCGTTTACGAAATCGCGTAAATCAACAGGGGGGCGTTCTGCGCCCCTCTTCAAACTTAGGAGGAATAAATGTTTGAACTTTGCTCATGCAGTGTTGCGATTGGAGGGGATATTCGCAGTGTTGTTAAAAGACCATCAGTGACACCAGCTGAAATCATGCTGTTGCAGTCCATTCACGGCGCAGATGCTGTGACTAACATCAGAATTATCGGTGAACAGGATAACACAAGCGACGTCGAACGTGATCGTTTGGGGCGCTTTTACGGTGACGATAAAGTCGTCAACTTGTTTAACCAGTTTGGCGAACTGCCAAACACGCTAGAAGCTGCGCGTATTGGCGAAGAATTGCTTGATCCAGCATGGACGCCAAAACCGAAAAAGCCAGCGAAGAAAGCACCGCGCAAGCGCGCTCGAACTGCAAAAGGTCATTTTGTAAAAGATGATCCAACAACGCCTGAGAATGAGGCATACGTCGAGGAGTAAGACATGGGCAGAGGTACGTCACTAGGTCAGCTTGTCGAAGATTTACGGGCCGAGATCGGGCATTCATTGCAGCCGAACTTAGGCAAAGCGACACGCGACGTATTTATCAACATGTTGCAAAGAACGCAGCGCCGTTTGTGGGAAGACTACAGCTGGCCTTTTTTGCGTATCCGTCGCGACATTACGATAAATGCTGGTCAACGATACTACGACGTACCCGACGACATGGTGTTCGAGCGTATCGAACGGATGGAGACAAAGCACGGCGATTACTGGACAAAGCTGAAGTACGGCATATCAGCCGAACACTACAACCAGCATGACAGTGATCGCGGTATTAGATCATCCCCCATCCGTCGTTACGATGCTTACGAAAACAATCAGATCGAACTATGGCCTATCCCTGCTAACAACAGTGATCCCGATACTGGCACTGACAGTGTTCGCGTTCACGGCATCAAGAACCTGAGTGCGTTTGTTGCTGAAGCGGATACTGCGGATTTAGACGATCAGTTGATTGTTTTGTACGCAGCTGCGGAAATATTGGCGCGTCAGAAGCAAGCCGATGCGCAAAACAAACTAGGTCAAGCGCAAGCACACTATGCGCGCCTAAAAGCGCGTATGGCGAAAACAGAAACATTTGTCATCGGAGGTGGTGAGCCAGAAGGGATGTATCGTCCAAAAGGCCCACCATTGATTGCGACTACAGGAAATAGCTAATGCCATACATTCTAGTCGAGGATTTCAGAGGTGGCTTAGATCGTCGGCGCATGAATGTGACCGCCCCTCCTGGCACTTTGATCGAACTAAAAAACGCACACATCACGCGTGGTGGCGAGATCGAGAAGCGCCCAGCGTTTGTCGAGGTTGTGCAATTACCTAGCAACACAATCGGACTAGCGGCAGCTGCGGGACAGATTTACACGTTTGGGTCTGACCCCGAAGCCAGCGTAACGTTTGCAGCTGACACCCCGTCAAACGTTCGCTACGTCAGATTACAGCACCCATCTGGCGAAGAATTAACAGATGTTTTGTCTGTCGATTTCTACAACGGACAGTTATACGCAGCTGCGCAATTTGCTGACGGGCGTATCTATCACTACTTTGACGGCACACGGATCACAGATTGGTTCGATGGACGCGCAAGAGCGACGTTCGAGGTAACAGCTGGTACTGAGGGCGGCACAGCTGCTACAGCATCATTTGAAGTAACAGGCGGTACGTCAAACCCAGGTGACGAACTTCGTGTTTTGCGCATTAATGCTGTTGATCTGATTAGTGCGCCAGTTTCGCACAACGGATCAAACAATCTGACAGCATCTAACATTGCAGCTGCCATTACGAGCGGCCCTAGCGATTACACGGCGGCTGCGGTCAGCAATGTCGTTACTATCACTGCGCCAGCCGTCGGCATTGCTTATAATGGATTTCAACTAACGTTTGAGGTAGATGGTGCGTTCACGATTGGGAATACTTCTCATATGTCTGGGGGTATCGATAATGCTATTACCGCTATTACTGTCGATGGCGTAAATATCATTGGCGATCAGATTACATGGGAAACATCACACAGCTATACTGCACTAAAAATTGCACAAGCTATTAACGATTTTCCGTCTGGACCAGAATATGAAGCAACAGCGGTCAACCAGTTCGTCAACATTATATCAAAGGAAAGCGGATCGTCTTACAACAACAAGACAATCGCGATTACGACAGCTGGCAACGTTACGACTGCGTTTGACCCGACAAACCAGAACTATTTGGATGGCGGTGCTGATGCGGCGACAATCAATGCATATTCGCCTGGTAAGTTTATCATTCCTGTTAAAACAAAGATGTACGCGCTGTCAGACAGCTTGCTGCACTTTTCTGCAATCGATGACCCGACAGAATGGAATGACACGACGTTGGGTGCTGGATTTATCAACCTTGCGAACCACTCACGCGGATCAGAAGACCTGAAAGCTATTGCGACATACTTTGACAACATTGCCGTACTTGCTGAAGAAGCTATTCAGATTTGGTTCGTTGATGCTGACGAAGCACTAAACCAGCAAATACAGGTTTTGCAGAACACAGGAACGATTGCGCCAGACAGCGTGGTGGAGTTTGGCGAAAACGATGTGTTCTACCTATCGCTGTCAGGACTACGCAGTTTACGTTCGCGTGACTCTTCGAACGCTGCGTTTGTTGGTGACATCGGCAACCCGATTGACCAGCTTATTGTTGAGGCGATCCAAGAGAACCGAACACTTGCTGAATTGTCTAAGGCAACACTCGAACAGCGTGACGGGCGTTACATCCTAGCGCTAGGCAATAAAATGTATGTGTTTAGCTTCTTCCCGTCATCTAAGGTGTCGGCATGGTCGGTATATGAACCAGGGTTTGTGGTTGATCGATGGGCGTATGACGGACGCCAGACACTCTGCCGCAGCGGCAATACCTTGTATTCGCTAGGCGGTGAAAACGGTGACATTTACGACAGCAGCGAAGTTGTTGTGCAGATGCCGTTTCTTGATGGAAGCAGCCCAGCGACATTTAAAGACTTTCACGCAATCGATGTCACATGTGAAAACGTGTGGGAGGTATCTGTAGCAACCGATCCGCAAGACATCGAAACGCGAGAAGACGTCGCTACAGTTTACAAAACAACGTTTGGCTTGGGCCGTGCAGGGATTACTGGATACAGCACCCATATCGCACCCCGTTTGCGCTGCCAGCAACCTGGTCGGGCTA